GCATTGCTTCCTGTGTAAGTAATTGTTGTTCCGTTGCCTACTGCTGCTGTTAATGTTCCCGAAGCAGATGAGTTATTGTTATTAAAGAAAGTAACATCTACAAGAGAATTGCGGTAACCAGCAGGGATGTACCCATAAGTTTGAGCAATATTTAAAAGACTATTTCGCTGAGTAGCTGTTGCTAAAGAAAATTCATTTGCTGTTCTATCCACGTAGTAAGACAAAAGGTCGCCCATATACGCAAACGCTTCTACCAACGCAATACCAAAATCAGCTGGGTCTGAAGCAGTCCACTCTGGAATACGCTCTTGAATTCGGGCAATCAACTGCTCACGGATAGAGTAGTAATCACGTCCAGTGTAATCAATTGAGACAGGGATATTAGATACTGGTGCGACGCTCATTGTAACTCCTCATATATTGGTGTATTTCCTTGGATAGCTACATATCCAATTGTTGTCTTGGTTACTTCTTGGTTTGGCAAAGAATACACAACTGTTATTGTTAACTGGTTTGTGTAATAGTCTTGTACAACATTTACATCGTTTAAAGAAAGAAGTGGCAATTGTTTTCCAAAAGCACGACGTACTTCATCACGGATTTCTGAAGCAGCGTTCTCAATTGAGTTAAACAAAGAGAAAGGAATTAGAGTTCCAAAGGTAGGTCTCATAACTCTTTCTCGGATTGAGGTACCCAAAACAGACCTAACTTTGTCTGCCCAAATTTTTGTCTGGTCAGTAGTTGTTCCTACTTTACCGAAGGAGTCAATAGAGAAAGGAAGCGAAATAGCTCTTTCGTTTGCCATTAAACTGCTACCCACCTTCTTGGGACGACGTTATATCCTGTTACGCTCTGGTTTGTCATAGGCGTTGGGTTACTTAGTTTATATCTTGTAACCGTGTTTACACCTGATGTAATGGCTGCAGTTAAGTCCACTGTTGGCACCATCCCAGCATTGGATGGCCTAACAGCTGAAGGTTGGTTTGCTCCTGAGCTATCTACCACGCAATTAAATTCAACCTTGTATTTACCGTCTGCGTTTACAGTGTGGACAACGTCAGAGATAACCCAATACCCGTCACTCTTTTCTCCAGTTCCACGTATCTCTATTGTTCTCCAAGGAGCAATACGTGGGTCACCTTGTCCATGACCATAGCCAGGAGTAGTAAGTCTGCCAAGTTGAGCTTTTGCATTTGCCAAACTTTGAGAACTTAAACCGTCGGTAACAACAACACTTGTGTCAATGTCATAGAACAAAGGCTCTTTATTTTTAGAACGCAAAGCTTTACCCACAGCACTTGGATTAGCTGTAGTTTTGTAAAGCTTTCCTGTCAACGGGTCTACTCCACCTAAGACTTTTGTTGCTTTGCTATTACCTTGGAACTCACCTAGGTCTCCTTGCACAGATTCAAAGTGGTCCAGTGTTTGGGAAGAGAACTGGTTCATTGGCGTGACTGTTTGGTCTAAAAACGCCATTACGGGCATAACTGTTAGTGATTTATTTACCATTACATCAATTGGATGAAAGTGCAGTTCTACTCCAAAAACTTGGCAAGCATAACCAATTCGTTTTGCCAGCTCTTGTAGCTTTTCCCATTGCGAATGTCCTGAAAAAGATAGCTGTGGAAACCTAACCTCTGATTGAGTAACAACTGGCTGTAGTTTATTTAGCACAGCTATCTCAGAAGCAACTTCGCTTGCTGTTACGTTTTTCCAAATCTTGTGTAACTTTTCTTTAAGTGGAAAAGAACCACCAGAACAAGTTATGGTTAAAGGTCGTTGAATAGCCGAAGAAGTTGGGTACTCTAAGTCAGTAACATACCCAACAAAAGTTCCTGAAGCAGTATCATTTGACCAATCAATTTGAACAGCCACTCCTGAAGAGAAAGCTTTTAAATAGTTTATGTTCAAAGAACTATAAAAGATTTGAGCTGTGTCGTGATGTCCCATTTTTTGGGTTAAAGTAAATGAGTACGGCGTTTGGTCAAACCCTGGAAAATCGGGGAAAGTTACTTGAAACGCATTGCCATATCTATTTTGGACTTCTGGGTCACGCATGTGGTATCCGTATCTGCGTTCCAGGAGCAATAACTGTTGGGTCAACAATCTCTGGGTTAATGTCTAAGATTTTGTACCACAAAGTAGAGTTGTACAAAAACTTATTTGCTAAATTATCTAGACGGTCATTTTCTACCCACTCATACATAAAGTACTTTGTAGTGTACGAAGGCCAAGTTCTAAACACAGTTAAATTAAACTGTTGTGTTCTTGCATCCATAGCTTTAAAAATTTTTCCATCTGCATAGCGGCTATCAAGAAATATCATAGTTATTTAACCGCCTTAATTGTGTCTGTTGGGTTGGACGATTCAGGTGCGTAGTAGGTTGTATCAAAAGCATCAGGAGAATCGTAGTAACGTGTGCATACCATGTTTACGGTTGTAAGTGTAGGCACCATTCGTTCATTGAACATTATGTGCTTAATGTCTAAGGAAGAAACACGCACTAAATATCTAAGTCCATCTCCTAGATGTAGCTCCATAGGAATTGGTTGCAACCAACCACGGTCAGCAGTAAGCCCGTTTAAACCAGACTCATATTGTGCGTAGTAGCCACCCATAGCTCTAAACAAGTACTCCATGTCGTACATGGTTCCACGCTTGTAAATCATTGCTCGTTCCTCAAAAGAAGGTTCACCAGACATTGGGTAAGGACTTCTTAGCTTTTCCGCATTTGGTAACACAGGAACTACCTGTGTACCAACAGCTGGATACCGAACTTGAGTGTAAGCGTAAGGGTCGTAAGCATTGTTTCCAATGTCAGAGGCGTAAGTATCTGCAGCATACGAACCGTCATCTAAAAGAATGTTCATATCGTCTATTCGGTTTAGTAACAAACTAAAGCTGATGGTTCCTTTCATAAGGCCCACAGCAACTCCAGTCATTCCGTTTGAATCGCTTTGAGCATATTCTGGAGAAAACGCATCAACGATTCCCCAAGCCATAGAGATGTCAGTTGGGTTGTACAAAAATCTAAAGCCGTAAGGTTGTTCAGACCTTTTTAATCCTTTAGTCTTTTTTGGTTGCATAATGTTTGCGCTTGCAGCAAACACTTTGCTCATTTGAATAGAGCCTCTAGATGGAGTTGCATTTTTCCAAGCAGCTCTAGCATTTTGAAAAGTTGGTGATGAAAGAACTTTTTTATCTGTAACTGCATTTCCTTGAGGACCAAATGGGTTCATGTAAGCACTACGCAACATTGGTATGTTGTACTTGTATACCAACTCATCTGCACTTGGCTGTGGTGGAGGAACAATTCCACTAGAGTTACTAGAACCTCCACCGTTATTGCCGTTTGATTGACTTTGATGTTGGGCAACGCTTGAGGAAACATGGGATGTTGAAAGGTGTGTTAACTTGTAAATGTCGCTTTGAATTGCGGCAAGCTGGTCAGCTGCAGTTTTGTACTGCGCAGCATTAGTTGCTTTAAGTTTTGTATTAGCTGCAATTTCGTTTGTCCAAGCCAACATAGTTTTAGCTTGACCAGTAGTTGGCGTTGCAGAACCGTATGGCTTTAAAGCTGGGTTGTAAGATTTGCAAAAGTTAATTAAAGCAGCTTGGCTATCTGCAATAGCGTTATCAATAGCTGTTCCAGCATTCTTAAGATTATTTTGAGCAGAAATTAAATCTTTCTGTCGTTTCTTAATGGTAGCAAGTTTTGCGTCAGCATCTGCTTTGGCTTTTGCAGCCGCTATTGCATCATTTGCAGCTTTGGCAACATCAGCTAATAGTGCTTGGTCTCGTCGTTCTTGCGCAGTTACTCCTGGCTTCCATCTTCCAGCCATTAACGTCGTCCCCTCTCATGTATTTGATTATCTTTTTCAAGATACTTCTTTATTGTTTTAGCAAAAGCTTCAGCTTCCTGTTGGTTAGCTTGTTGAATTTGCAAAGTTACGTATACGTTTTTAGCGCCAGAGTCGGAACTAGTTACTGACGCAGGCATCTGTGTAGAGGTAACTGTGTTAGTAGAAGCAACGTTTATAGCAGTATTGAAACCACCCGTTGGTCCACCTTCAATTGCCCCAAGACCTAAGCTAGCTCTGCGTTGTGCTGCTGAATCGCTCTGGTCTTTTGGACGTTCAAACTTACGCATAAACAAAGCGGTAGCATCTACAACGCCAATTTTATCGTTCTGTAGTTGCTTCCACATTCCACCATAGGTTTTCATTTCTTTTAATAGGAACATCTTTTGAGCTTCAAGGCTGTAAGGGTCTAGCTTTTTAGCTGCAGCAAACTTCTTTAAGTTGTCTAGTCGTCCTAAGTGCCATTGAGCAATACCGTTAGAGGTACCGCCATCACCTGGGTTATTTGTTTTTAATCCAGACTCAGCAATCAAGTTAGCAATAACTCCCGTAGCACCATTTGCGCTAAGGCCTTGAGAAACTAACCAGCTGTGCAACTCTTTTGCACTAGCCTTTACTCCAGACCCCACATTGGCAGGGGTTACTGAGCCTGAAGAACCAGAATCATTTTGTCCTTTAGAGCCCTTCTTTGCATACGGATTGTAGGTCTTAGGGTCAACAGGAGTCTTTCCTTTACGAAGTTCAAAGTGAAGATGAGCACCACGCACACGACCTGAAGCTCCAGACTTTCCAATCAAGTCACCAACTTTTACTTCCTGTCCAACACGAACTAGCTTTTCGTTTAAGTGACCATAAATAGACGAGTAACCATCGCCATGGTCAATTTCTACAGAGATACCTAAATCTCTACTTGCGTTACGTGAAATAACTGTTCCAGCAAAACGAGCATGTACTGGTGTTCCAACTGCCATAGGAGTATCTTCACCTGTGTGGTAGTTTAAAGCGCCAGTCATTGTTGTCATCGTTGGGTCTTTTGCTCCAAACCCAGCTCCAATAGAAATTACATTTGAAGTTGCTGACATTGATGCGCCAGGAACAGGCATAGCCATAGGCTGTGAACTTGCCCCGCTCATTGAAGATGGGTTTACAACACCACCGCTAGATGAAAATCCGTCTGTCGGTCCTCCAAATAAGAACCCTCCAATAGTTCCAATTGCTGTTGCTGTTCCAAATGCAATCTGTCCACCAACAGGAATCGCATTAAATACTGCAGCAGCTCCTGCAGCTCTTGCACCCCACTTAAGAGCACTTCCTGTACGGTGTCCAAGGCTTCCCTTGTCGGTGTGCTTTTCAATTTGGTCACCAGCAATGTCACCAACAATTGCTGCTCCTCCGCCTTTAACTAAACTCTTCGCACCCTTTGCTCCAGTCTTTAGAACATTTCCTGCTGTCTTAGCGGTACCAGAACCTGTAAGAGCTTTTAATCCTTTGTATGCCAAAACATTTTGAGCAATGTTGGTTCCACCAGCAACGAGAGAGCTAAACATTCCTGTAACGCCACTGCCAGATTTAGTTCCAGTGAACGTCTGCATTGCACCCTTCATTGCAAGGATGAGTTCAGGCGTGTGTTCTAATGCTTTGTTTAGTTTTTCTATAGCCCCAGCAGCAGTT